TAAACCTAGAGTCTGAAGTTCGTCGTCGTTTAGTTGTTGCTCCAATTTTCCGCAACATTGCTATGCAAACTAACGTAATGACAATTCCAGTAAATCCAGAAGCAGGTACTGCTACTTGGGTAACTAACGCTGACTTTGGCGCTGTTCCTGCAAGTCTTGGTGCTGCTGGTGCAAGTTCTGGTAATACAGCTACTCACGCACTAAAAGAGATTACTCTAAACGCATACAAACTAGCTACAAACGAGTACACAGCATACGAAGAAGAAGAAGATAGTCTTATCGCTCTAATGCCAGTTATTCGTGACGGTATGGTTCGTCGTGTTGCTCGCGCTGTTGACAAAGCATTCTTGTTAGGTGCTGGTTCCGGTTCTGACCCTGTTAAAGGTCTAGCAAACTGGGCAAGCAATACTACAGCTACAGGTAATACAGTTGCTGCTGGTATGACAGTTGCTAAGATGCGTACTCTACGTCAAGGTCTTGGTGCTTGGGGTCTAGACCCACAAGAAGTAATTTATATCGTTAATACCGATGTATATTACCAGTTGCTAGAAGACACAGTCTTCCAGACAATGAACCAAGTTGGAACACAAGCTACATTACTAACTGGTCAAATCGGCCAAATCGGTGGTAGTCCAGTTCTAGTATCTGCAGAATTTGCTACCCCAGCTAGTGGTGTTGCCGGTGCAGTCTGCTTGAACCCAGGTAACTTCATTGTTGGTAACCAACGCGGTCTACGCATTGATACTCAAGAATTAGTTGAAACACAACGTCGTGTAATGGTAGCTAGCCTACGTACAGGTATGACACGTGTTACTACTAACCTAGGTAACGCTGTTACAGCACACAAGTACACAGCATCTTAATTCGTTAAGATTGTTGACTATGACAGGGCTTTCGAGCCCTGTCTTTTAAATGGATTTTTAAAGTCCATTTAAAAGACAAGAGAGGTAAACATGGGATTAAATCTTACAACAAAAGCAGACTACAAGACCTATGCTGGAATTAAGAGTACTAATGAAGATGCTGTAATTGATTTCATTATTCCCAAAGTTTCTGAATTGGTCAAACATTATTGCGGCAGAACATTTGTAGACTACTGGGTAACACCAAAAACAGAGATCTTTAATGGTAATGTTAAGCAATTTATTTTAGCAGAAACACCTGTAGCTACAATTACTAGTGTTCAAGGCAGTACAGACTATGGACAAACTTGGACTAGTTTAACTCAATATAAAGAGTGGGTACAAGAAGATAACACAGTACTAAGTTTAAACTCTACAGGATACTTTCCTAAACTAATTAGAGGTTATAAAGTTGTTTATACAGCAGGATACGACGATGTACCTGGTGATTTAGAAACAGCAGTTTTAGACTTAATAACATATTATCGCAGACATGATAGTGCTATTCATAGTCCAAAAACTCCACTTAGTAATACTATGCAAGTAGAATACCTTACAAGCAGTAATTTGCCAGCGCACATTAGACGTATACTAGATTTTTATAGAACAGATTATACATAATGTCTAAAATTCAGGAATTTATAAGTCCAGCTATTGCTCAGAGTTTAGGAAAAGAATTATTGACAATTATTGGTAATGATATAAAAAATGCAGATACAAGCCTGTACGAAAGAAAAACATTAAACTTTCGCGATATTATTGACAATAATTTTCCAACAATGTTAATTGTTGATTACAATAGTATTAAATCAGAGCTAAAGCAATATCAAGATATTGATACAGCTTTAAAAACTTATATCAGTGAAACTTATAATCCTACTGAAAAAGACTATAATACCAGTAAGTTTTCTGATAAAGAAATAGAACTACTCCTATCAGCCATTAGATATGGTATGAAAAGTTTTTCATCAAATACAGCAGCACCTATTTCTTATAAACAAATTCAGTCACAACTGTCAAATATAGTTAATGAAGATCAATCTGATAGTAGTACAGTTGCTAAAGTTAAACAGCTATTTAGCAGAGTATATAAATTAACTGATATCTCAAATACTAATGCAGAAGTTTATATATTTCCGAATTTTGCAAACTTAGGCGGACTTTTACGTGGACACTTAGACGTTGGTTTAAGTATTGCTCAAGAACAGGCGGGAAGTTTTGTTGACATAGATTCCATAGGTAAAATTTTAGCTTATGGACATACAGCCGCAGGATACGTTAATGAAAAAGGCGATGCAGTCTTAAATTTTAATAGTCCTAAACTATTAGCTGTAATGTTTGATGTAATGAATTCTGGTAGTGATAAATCACCAGTAGCAGCAAAATCAGCATTAGAAGCAGCAACCTTTTTCGTAAATGACACCAGACAAACTGAAGTATATATTAATATTGACAAAGAGTTTAGCGAAGGTTTTATAAAAACTTTTGTATCTTTTGGCGGTAATATAGTAAAACTTGAAAACAGTTTAATAAATTCTAGACGCGGTTCCATCTTAGAAAAACGAGAAAAACGCGGAGTAAATAAAGCCGTACTTGAAAAATTAGCGTCAGCTTTTACAAAAGCAGACAGCATAATCAGTAAAAGATTAGCCAGATACATTTTAACACATAAAAAATCTCCTAATATTGTAGAATATGCACAACACTTAGTAGTTAGCGCTATAAAGGGTGAAAAAGCACAAAAATATTCTAGTAATAGTAAAATATCTAATACTAGTAAAGATAGTATCAAGAAAGAAGTAATCTCTGGTATAGCTAAGGCTAAGGCTAAACTTCCAAAAGAACGAAAGCCCAATACCACAGTACCTAAGGTACCAAAAGTACTTGCTACTAATTTACAAAACTTACTGCTATTTATAAACCAACATCTGCAAGATGTTGTAAGTGCTAACATGGGGGACGGTAATCGCCGTGATGTTCTTAACTACAGAACTGGTAGATTAGCTGCTTCCGCAAAAGTTGAATCTCTGTCCCAAAGTAGAGAAGGTATGATAACTGCATTTTACAGTTACATGAAAAATCCTTATGCAACTTTTAGCCAAGGTGGTCGGCAACAAAATCCAAAAACCAGAGACCCAAAACTGCTGATAGCAACATCAATTAGAGAGATTGCTGCTCAGCAGGTAGCAAATAAAATGAGGGCCGTATTAGTATGAGTCGCAGAACGTCAATAGTTACAGCATTAGCCGCAAAATTAAACACAATAAATGGACAAGGTGTCTATAAGACTAATCTATTTAATAATGCTTATCCAAAATTAAAATTCTGGGATGAAGTACAAGATTTTCCATCGGTATATATTTCCCCAGGAATGGAACAACGTGAGTATTTTCCAGGAGATTTTGCTTGGGGTATGCTTGGTGTAGCAGTTAAAGTATACTGCAAAGGTGATGACAGTCAGCAACAACTTGAACAGTTGTTGCAGGATATTGAAACTTGCATAGATGCAAATCGTAGATTAGTATATGACACTGATACCAGAAACAACTTTGAAACAACAGAAATTTTGGTTCAAAGTATAACTACCGACGAGGGTTTACTATATCCTTATGCAATCGGTGAAATTAATTTACAAGTCCGATATCAGGTCATGTAAGCAACCATGCCAAAGTGCTAACAACAGATAAATGTCTAGTTTATGTACTAAAGCATTAACAAAAAAGGAAATGAAATGGCATTTAATTTAATTCGTAACGCCAGAGTATTCTTTACCACGAAAGTTGACTCTTTTGGAGTAGTTACAACTGGTGTCGGAGCCGGCCCAGATATGACTACCACAGATACATTTGAGATCCAAGTATTAGATGGTTTAAGTTTTACTCAGAATACAACAACAGAAACTATTACTTTAAATGAAGCTGGCGGAACACCTAACCGTGGTCAACGTAACTTCAATACTGCACTAGAGCCTGTTGACTTCTCTTTTAGTACTTATATTCGTCCACGTGACGCACAAAGTGCTGCAGGTACACACCAAGTTACAGCAGAAGAAAAGCACTTATGGAACGCTATGTTCAGCCAAGTTGCCTTAAGTGGAAGCTATAATGCTACTGGTACTACTGCTTGGACAGACAGTGCTTCAAACTCTAGCGCTAGCACCTATGCTACTGTTACACTAGCACAATCTAACAAAAACCAGCTATTACCATTTGGTTTAATTATCTGTTTAGATGACGCAACTTTTGTTATTGACAATTGCGTTATGGATTCAGCAACTCTAGATTTTGGTTTAGATACAATTGCCATGATCCAGTGGGCAGGAAAAGCATCTGCTATTCGTCAGTTTGGTAAAACTACACTAACAGATAATCCTGGCCTAAAGAAAACCGTAGCTACTTCACCTAGTGACAGTATCTTTATTGGTGAAGCTGTACTAAAAGACACAAAAGCTGCTTACCTAGCTAACAAGTTAAGCACAATTACCCTATACAAAGATATTAGTGGTGCAACTACTGGTCCATACGATATTGCCCTAACAGGCGGTAACGTAACAATCAGTAACAACGTAACATACTTAACACCAAGCAACCTAGGTGTTGTTAACCAGCCAATTACCTACTTTACAGGTACTCGCTCGGTAACAGGTAGTGTAAATGCCTACCTACGTACAGGTACACTAAGCGCAACATCATTATACAACGCACTTATTACTGCAAGTTCAAGCGACGTAAATCCAGCTTACAACTTAAAGATGAGTATTGGTGGTACAGCAACTGCTGGAACACGTGTTGACTTAATTATGCCAGCTGTTGTATTGCAGATTCCTACAATTGCCACAGAACAAATCATTTCTACTACCATCGGCTTTACAGCTCAAGGTTATTCAAGTGGTTCATTCGATATTGGTTCAAATAACGAGATTGAAGTTCGTTACTTTGTAGCAGATACTGATTATTAATCAATAGTCGTCAGTTTACAGGTGCCGGCTTGATCACCGGCACTTCTTTTTAACTTAAGTAAAATATTATAATAAGGACACTAATGTCACAGCTCTCCCTTAAATCAATGCTGGTTCCTAGCAAAACAAATACCGTTGAATATCCAGGTATGCCAGGTTTTGAGGTTACTATTAGCTTTTTATCACGCGAAACATTACAATCAATTCGCAAAAAAGCCACAAAGACCAGTTTTAAAAATCGTCAACCCGTTGAAGAATTAAACGATGATTTATTCTTGCAACTTTATGCTGAAAACTCTATCAAGGGTTGGAAGGGGTTAAAATTAAAATATCTTGAACAACTTGCACCTGTTGATATTGGCGATTCTGATGCAGAATCAGAATTGGCTTTCTCAAATGAAGATGCACTAGCTTTAATGAAGTCTAGCAGCAACTTTGACAGCTTTATCAGCGAACAGGTTACAGACTTGGGAAACTTTTCGACGAACAAACAGAGCTGATCTTAACTAAAATTGATAACTATTTTCAAAATGTAGATGTTGGCATGACCAAAGATCAATATTTTGAAATTTGTGATGCAATGGGCAGTGAGCCTATTGAATCAGAAATACCTGTTGATCTATCCGACTTCCCCTTTGAAATACAAGAGGTTTTTAATATCTACTATTTATTAGCAGATATTTGGGATGGTATGAGTGGTACTTATCAAGGCAAGAATACGTCAATTGTTTTTAGTTTGTTTGAATTATATAAAATTGATAAAGAAGACCAATTAGTTTACTTGATGTACGTTCGCGGAATAGATAATGTTCGTAAACGTCTAATAAATGAAAAAGTAAAACAACAAGCTGAAAAGCCCTCTTCCTAACGGTTGGGGGCTTTTTTATTGCTCAAAATTTTTTGGTTTGACAATTTTTTGTGTTAGTGCTATAATTGGTGAACATTTAAGTCTAAACTATAGACTTAGCGAATAAAAGTAAGCCTGGAGAAACCATGAGCGAAAATATTAAAATTGGTATAGAAGCAAGTAGTAATGGATCTTTACCTAGAGTTGAAGCTGAAGCTAGCGGAGTAAGTAAACAACTAGCTAGTGCAGCGGCTAGTAGTGACAAACTAAATGCTAGTTTAAAAGCTAGTAAAGCTCTTCAAGCTGTAGCAGCAAAGCAAGAACCAGGAATGAGTAGCCAACAGTATGGTGTAGCGCACTCCATGACTGGTGCAAGTGGTGCATCAGCTAGAGACTTTGCAGACCAATCCCGCGGATTGGGTGGACTAGTTCGTCTATACGCTACATATGCTGCTAATATATTTGCTGTAAGTGCAGCATTTAGTGCCTTAAAGGGTGCAATGGATACTACTAACATGATTCGTGGTATGGATCAGTTAGGAGCAGTAAGTGGTGTTGCAATTGGTACAATGGCTAAAAACTTAGTAGCAGCTACTGATGGAGCGCTTAGTTTACGCGAAGCTGCTGCTGCAACCACTAAAATTATTTCTTCAGGAATTGATAGTAGTGCTGTTGAAAAGATTGGTAAAGTTGCCAAGGGTGCTTCTCAAGCACTTGGTATTGATATGCAAGACGCAGTTAGTCGTTTAACTCGTGGTATTACTAAACTAGAGCCTGAACTATTAGA